ACGGAACGTTTAGTACTGGTATTAATATAAGAAATTTACATAACATAGTTTTTGCATCGCCGTCAAAATCTCGTATTCGTAATTTACAATCTATTGGTCGTGGCCTTCGTTTAAAAGATAATAATTCTTCTGCCACACTTTATGATATATCAGATGATCTTTCTTATAATGGAAAAGAGAATTACACTCTCCAACACTTTAGAGAAAGAATAAATATATACACAAGCGAAAACTTTAACTACGAAATACACAACATAGAATTAAACAATGGATCAGATAAGAATAATAAAACTAATTAACGGAGATGACATTGTTTGCCGTCTGGCTAAAGATCAATTGCCAGAGAAGTCTGCTTTATTACGTATTGATAGGCCGTTACAAATTAAATACATATCTCAATTAACAGCAAGAGGTCTTAAAGATTATATCGCATTAATTAAATGGACAGCCTATACTAATGATACAATAATATCTATACCAAAAGATAAGATTATGACTATAACAATGGCCACCGAAGAAATGACCAAAAGTTATTTAGATGTGGCTTTGAAATATGATAGAATACAAGTGCCGAAACAAGGTGATTATGAACCTGAACAATTGAACAAGGAAGATAATGATGAATTTAATGAACTGTGGGACGATTTTAGAGATACTAGGAAAACACTCCACTAATCTGGAGAATCTTTATCAAAGAGGCAACACCCCCATTATACGGATAAAAAGAATAAAGTCAACCCATCCTGGAACCGACTTTTTTCATAGTCTTTGTATAAGTGATTGACAAACAACACAAAGTGTAGTATATTTAAATAATGACAACATCAAAAAAATCAAAAGAACATTACGTAAGTAATAAAGATTTTTTGGCCGCAATGATTGAATATAAAAAAACAGTCAAACAATCGGTTAAAGAAGGCATAACAAAGCCAAGAGTACCTGATTATATCGGCACTTGTTTTTTAAAAATAGCAAATCACTTATCATATAGACCGAATTTTATTAATTATACTTTTAGAGATGATATGATTTCTGATGGTATAGAAAACTGTTTACAATACTTAGACAATTTTAATCCTGATAAATCAAATAATCCTTTTGCATACTTTACACAAATTATATATTATGCATTTATAAGAAGAATACAAAAAGAAAAGAAACAAGTAACAATCAAACACAAAATGTTATTAGATTCTAATTTTGATGATATGGCATTACAGCCTGGCGAAGATAGGGAATTTCATAATCAGTTTACAGAATTTTTAAAGAAAAATTTACCAATAGAAGAAGTACCTAAAATAGAAAGTCTTGCTCATCATAGAGAGATGAAAAAAGAAAAAGAAAGAAAAAAGAAAAGAACACGTAAAGGTAAGTTAGATTATTTTATATTGAGTTAGTATGAAAATTGCGTTAATAAATGACACGCATTGGGGAGCTAGAAATGACTCACCTGCGTTTATTGATTATTTTAATAAGTTTTATGATAAGGTATTCTTTCCTTATCTACAAGAAAATAATATCAATACTGTAATTCATTTAGGTGATGTGGTAGACAGAAGAAAGTTTATCAATCATAACACAGCACATAATTTTAAATTAAAGTTTTGGGATAAAGTAGATTCATTAAACATAGATACACACGTTATAATTGGTAATCACGATACATATTATAAAAACACAAACGAGATAAACGCATTACAAAATCTAAACATATCTAAAAGAGCAAAAGTATATACATCTTGCGAAACAATTAACTTTGATGGATTAGATATATTGTTTATACCTTGGATTTGTGATACAAATATGGAAGACTCGTTACACAACATAGACAAGTCCACGGCTGAAATAGTTATGGGACATTTAGAAATAAAAGGATTTGAAATGCACAAAGGCCACCTAAATGAACAAGGTTTAGATAAAAGTTTATTTAAAAGATTTGAAAAAGTAATAACAGGACACTTTCATAAAAAATCTGATGATGGCCAAATTTATTATCTAGGTTGTCCTTATCAAATTATGTGGTCTGATTATAATTGTCCTAAAGGTTTTCATATATTTGATACAACAACTAGAGAATTAACAAGAGTACCTAATCCTTTGATAATGTTTAAAAAATTTATATATGATGATAAAAAAGAAGATTACAGTAAAAAAGATTTAAGTGATTATGAAAACACATATGTTAAACTGTTTATATCTCAAAAGACAGACAGTGATATGTTTGATAAATTATTAGACAGATTTCATAATGAGATAAATGCATACGAGATAAATGTTATAGAAGATTTAAGTTTAGATATAAATTCAACAGTAAAAGAAAATATATTAGATCAAGGAGAAGATACATTAACATTTTTAGGTAACTATATTGACCAAGTAGATACAACTTTAGACAGAACCAAATTAAAAACTTTTGCCAAACAATTATACGTAGAGGCCAGTGAACAGTGATAATATTTAAAAAAATTCAATGGAGAAATTTCTTATCTACTGGTAATACACCAATAGAAATAGAATTAAACAAAGCGCCTACAACACTTATAGTAGGAACAAATGGTAGTGGTAAATCAACACTGCTTGATGCATTATGTTTTGTACTATTTAATAAACCTTTTAGATTAATTAAAAAAGAACAAATAGTTAATACTATTAATGACACAGACACCGAGGTAACAGTAGAGTTTACAGTTGGTACAAAAAATTATAAAGTAATAAGAGGTATTAAACCTAATAAGTTTGAAATATATGCAGATGGTGATTTGATAAATCAAGACGCCTCAACTATAGACTATCAAAAATACTTAGAGGCCAATATAATGAAGTTAAATTATAGATCCTTTATACAAGTAGTAATACTAGGTTCTTCTTCTTATGAACCTTTTATGAAAATGAAACCAAGATATAGACGAGAAGTTGTAGAAGAAATATTAGACATAAGAGTTTTTGGTTTAATGGATTTAATATTAAGAAGCCAACAATCAGATTTACAAAAAAATATAACCGAGATTAGACATAAGTGTGATTTAATAACCTCAAAATATGAATTAGAAACAAAACACTTTAATGAATTGCAAGGACGTAATATAAATGACAAAGATTATAAAAAAAATATAATAGAAAAAAACAATAAAGATTTATTAGAATATACAAATAAAATTAATACATTAAATAATCAAATCAACGAGTATAAAAACTCTTTAAAAGATCAAGATAAACATATACAAAAAGCAAATCAATTATCTAAGTTAGAAGCTAAGATAGAAACAAATTTATTAAAACACAAAAGAACAATGGAGTTTTTTGAAAAGAATGATGTATGTCCTGAATGTACTCAATCTATAGATGATAAACTAAAAACAAATAAAATATCAAGTGAACAAACAACTATTACCAAATTAGATGCAGGATTAAAAGACTTGTTATCAGAAATAATTAAAACAGAAACAAACATTAATGAATTAAATTCAATATCACAAAAAGTAAATGAATTAAATGTAGATGTTGCAAAGATTAATACCTCAATAGAGGCTTTAAAAAAATATAGTAATAACATACACGAAGAAATATTGTTATTAGAAAATAAAGAAACAGATGGTAAAACAATACAAGAACAATTAAATAAACTTAAAACCGAATTAGAAGAAACAAAAGTATTGTTAACAAAGGTTACTGAAGATAAACAGTATGTAGATATACTAAGAGAGATATTAAACGACAAAGGTGCCAAAGCCAAAATTATTAAAAAATATTTACCTATTATGAATACTTTAATTAATCAGTATTTGCAATCTATGGACTTTTTTATATCGTTTAATTTAGACGAGGAGTTTAATGAAACCGTTAAGAGTAGATATAGAGATACTTTTAATTACAATAACTTTAGTGAAGGAGAAAAGATGAGAATAGACTTAGCATTACTATTCACGTGGAGATCAATCGCTAAAATGAAAAATAGTACCAATACAAATTTACTGGTACTAGACGAAATATTTGATAGTAGTTTAGATGGTCAAGGCACAGATGACTTCTTTAAAATTATTAAATCAATGCCAAAAGAAAATATCTTTATTATATCTCACAAAGGTGATATACTATTTGATAAGTTTACAAATATAATCAAGTTTGAAAAAGAACACAACTTTACGAGGTTACAAAATGCCTAAAGAATTAAAATTAATACCACCATCAGATCCAAGAGTACAATCAGCAATAGCACCTTTCAGTGATGATATGTTAAAAGAACACGATTTTAAAGATAGAAAAGAACTAGTTAACACAATGTTTGACACAATGTTTAAATATGGTGGTTTAGGACTATCGGCCAATCAAGTTGGGTTACCATTTAATATGTTTGTATTTGGTGGCCATCCAGAAATTGAAAAGGGAAAGAAAGTTGCCTGTTTTAATCCTGTAATTATACACAACAGTGAAGAACAGATATTACTTAAAGAAGGATGTTTAACCTTTCCATTTGTATTTTTATCTATAAAAAGGCCTAAAAAAATAGTGGCCAAGTTTGAAGATGAAAATGGTGCTCTACAAGAAGGTCATTTTGATGGTTATTTTAGTAGAATATTCCAACACGAATACGATCATATGTTAGGTAGATTGTTTACCGAAAAGGCTAGTAAATTAAAACTAGACTTAGCATATGAAAGAGCACAAAAAGAAATAAGCAAAATGAAAAAAAGAAGAAAGGAGTTAAATGGCTAGTTTTACAGAAGAAGATAATAAACCTAAGATGTCGCAAGAAGAAAGAGATAAACTTATGCAAGAGTTTTTGTCTAAAGGTGGCAAAATTAAAGAACTAAAACCTGGTATTGCAAAAGGCGCTGCCTCTTTAAACAGAAGTAAAAGTTTACAATGGACAGAAAAAGAAGTTATAAAACAAGAACATAGTGAAAATTTTATACCAAGTAAAGAATAATTTGACTTTTGAAA